GCGGTACAATTGTGGTATTGGTTTGTACAATTCCAATACCCTTTGGTGCAAGTATTATGTTACCATTGAGTTGGGAAGTAGAAATCGTGTTGTTGGCAATCTGTATGTTGCTGCCAACAGGACCCGCTTGATAGATTTCCGTAAAATTCTCATTGGTTTTTATAAAAGCGGTGCGTAATGGATCACCGTCGCCATTGTCTGGCTGCGTTCCTACGTTAATTATTTGCTGTGCCATCTCTGTCCTAGTTCCCGATTTAATATTTATCGGAAACAGAGATTTGGGATTTTACGTTACATTTGTGGAAATTGTAAAGGATCCGGTGTTTGCATTTATCGTGAAAGACCCTGAAGTTGCTGTGAAGTCAGAAGCACTGGAATTTCCGTGATTTATGGTCCAATACAGCGTGGCTCCGTTGGGCACACCGGTGGTATTTACAGTAACAGTTGTGCTTGATCCCTCAGAAATCGTATTGGCGAAACCTGTCAAAGATGCAGTTAAAGTGTAAGAAGTGTCTGAAATTGGTATGCTGGAACTAGTGGCCAACACAGTGCCCGAAGTACTGCCAGATCTTAGTTGAATTTGAAAGGTTTGTGTGCCTTCAGATGCAAGATCTGCGATAGTCTGTACAGTAAAAGCAGCACGATCGTTGGTAACAACAAAAGAGCCTGATTCTGCGGCAAAATCAGCCGCTGTGGTAGAGCCATGTAATATGGTCCAATATAATGTGGTACCAGTGCTCACACGTCCGGTCATAATGTTTACATTTCCGGTTGCACCTTCGTTCATGGAATAAGGAACAAAGTTGAATCCAGCTGTGGTACCTGCAAGATTTTCATTGTAACTAGCGGGTGTTTGATACGCTACCACAGGAGTTCCTCCCTCTAGTCCTTCGTAATCCTCCCAATTAGTGGTAGTAGCAGTGGTTGATTCAGTACCATAGTAAAAATTTGTTGCGCTAGGCACAGACAGACCTGCTATCCAGGTTTTGATATCTTGCCAGCCCCAGGTGCGATTGTATTCCATTAGACACGCAATAAACCCTGATGCCCCTGGGCAAGCAGCACTGGTACCACTGAAAGCCGTGTCATCAGCAGTGAACCCAAAGCCGGTATAGGTATCTACTCTGGTATAGACAGTGGCGTAACTTAGATTAGCTGCAAGAGTTCCGTCTGCAGCAAAATAAAAATCAATACCGTTACCACGATCACTGTAGCTCACCTTGGCTTCTAAACTAGTTTTAAAATTATCATCTAGCGCACCAATAGAAATCACAGGGTAAACTGTGTTGCCTCCACCGTCAATATAAGACCCGCCTTGCTGTGGAAAACCACGACGATTAGTGGTGCCATAAACGTTTACCCCAAACTCACTAAAATTAGACCCTGCTAGGTTACCACCATTTGTTGTTGTGATAAAATTGTTGAAGTCAGGGTGAGACGACTGCACAACTTTTTGATTACTGTTACCAGCCGCTGCTACAAAAATCACTCCGGCTTGAATGAGTTCTTCAAGAGCTTGCAGCAAAGAATTCGCCTTCATTTCTGACTTCCATCTTCCTGCATCACCAGTCAATCCCATGTGGCTCAGCCAAGGAATTCCGGTTTCTGTGGTGTAGCTTACGTTACTAGAAGACCTATGAGTGTAGTAATACGTGGAGCCGTTTGGATCTTTATTGGCTCTGTATCCCCAACTGTTGCTCATTACTGTAGGGTCTTTGTTGCCATACAGGGGATTGATACGTTTGTTCTGGTGGAAAATCTTGATTAAATCAAATCCGGGTTCAATGCCCACTCCATTGGTTCCATAAAGATTAAGACCCCACTTATTGGAATTGTATGCCCAGCCTTGGGTCCGACCAAAAGACAAGGCACAACACGGTGTACCATGTTGTCCACTGGTGGCTTTCACAGTGTTGCTGCCATTGTTGTATGCCCGAGTGTAGGCAACAGGAACTGCCACAGTGCCAGCACCGGCAAACGCAGCTGAACGATTACTGGCATTGGACCACCAGGATCTAGCTTCACTTTCTGTTGGCACCACAGTACCATCCCAACGAGTAATCAGTCTAGTAGCTGGATTTGCGTTGAACCAGTCTGGGTCAATGTAATAAGGGCCATCTAACGCAAGATCAAGCATGTCGCATTTGCCATTGCCTGGTAATCTATTACCACCTGCGTAGTCAGTGGGTGTAGCATACGCCGAACTATTAGCTATGCTCTTGGGTTGATTGTAAAACTCAGGGTGTCCATGCCAGCCACCGCCATCGTCAGCTACAACCAAATCCACGTGTTTGCCAGTGGCATACTGACTGACATTGGCATTGTACACAGCACTGTCTGCCAAAGAATTAGCTCTCCAGGGCTCTGTGGCCTGTTGATGCCTAGCTAAGCCATATCCCATTCTGTTGGCTTCGTTTTCTGCTGTGGTATTGCCAACAATTCTGCGATAATTTTTAACAGTTGACGCCCAACGATTTTGAGCTGCCACAGGTGTTGCATGTAGCTCTTCTGGCGGTGGTGCATATATTTCTGGATAGCTTTTGTAATCAATGTTGATCCATTTGACCCTGGGATCGTTAACCAGTTGATCTGCTTCTTGTTGAGTAAGAAGATAGGTACCACGAGTAGCACTATGAATCTGTTGATCTACACAAGTTACCACACGACTAGGAACAGCAGCACTAAGGTTGCCTTCAGAAGTCAGTTCAGCATTGAGAGTGTCCCATTCAACCTCTGTATGTGTGCCAAGTTGAAAGATTTTTTGTTCCACGGCTTATCCTGTTATTGTTATGTTTCCGGTTGTAGCAACTATTGGGCCTGAGGTGCTATCTGTGCGCACACTGGCTGTAAACACTCTGTCTGCTGCTGGAGCTGCAGGGGGTGATGCAGCGGTGCTTCTGCGTCTTATGGTTTGTCGAGGATAAGCTAGACCCTGAGTAGGACGTATCCACCAGCGTTTCTGAGGCCATGTGTTACCGTTAATAGGGCGATCGTTGTAGTACAATCCAAAAATATTAGGAGCCTCGCGTAGACCAAAATTACTAACAGGCCCTGGTGGTAAAGGGATGCCAAGATCAGGCACATTGTTTAAGTTGGCATAGGCGTTGATCCAAGAAATGTAATCCATCATGCGCTTGTCCGGATATAGTTCTGCCATGCAAGCTATGATACCTGCGATCTGCGGACTGGCCATGCTCGTGCCTGTGAGTTTGGCAATATAGAATGCATTATTTCTTGGATCAGGAATACCAGCTGCGTTATAAGCACTCATGATATTTTCACCGGGTGCCCAGGCAGTGACCTTGTTGCCTGCAGAACTGGTTATACTCAAGGACTGGTCAGCTAGTGAACTAATATTGCCCACCACACAGATAGTTTTAAAGTTTGCAGTGCCACGACCTGACTCCGCTGAAGCAGGCACTGGCATTCTATTGTGATAAGTGGGCCGATATAAAACTAAACTGCCAATCTGTGCATAGGCCTGATTTACATAATTAACATAATTAGGATGATCGCTAAAAAATCCAGCTTCGTTCCACTGATTACCTGCTGCCGCACACCAAATAATACCTTCGTTAACACCGTCAATTATAGCCTGTTCCGCAGCGGTGTCTTGTGCAGTGTAGAAAAACAAAATTACACCATACGCATCAATATATCCACTATACAGCTGAACACCTGCATTGTACCACTGTTGAGGAGTCCAGTTACCATTGTAGGCTGCTTGTAGACTAGATTGACCTGCAGGAGCTGTTGCTGGATAATTTTGAGTCACGCCGCGGTAAAATAGTGCGTTAGCGTTAACTCGACCGCCGTTTTCTCTAGCAAATTGATTACCAAAAAGACCAAAACTCATGTTGACCACAGTGGGGTTCTTGACCCCGGTTTCTGGATTCACAGTTTTGACACTGTTGTGCCAGTATCTAATATAGTTCACCAACTGCGTTAGACTTGGGGTAGATGTTCCATTGGTTTGTTCACCATAAGGAGAAATATTATAGATAGTAGAATCTCGGGCCCAACCTTGAGTGTTGCCTGCCAGGATGCCAGCCACATGAAAGCCGTGACCATTATTCCCAGCAACTCCAGCAGAGTAATTATAAACCCCAGATGGCTGACCAGTTACCTGCGGATTGTATGCCCACCAGTTTAATTGATTAACTCGAGTGCCACCTGTGCCAGCTGCATTACGTTGATATTCTGGATGTGCAGGATTGATGTTGCCATCAAAACACACCACATCAACATTTTTTCCGGTGCTGGTCAAAGTAATTGTGCCAGCCTGTGTGGGATCTTGTTGTCCCCCGCTGCCCCAATTTGGAATCTGGCGGCGGAACCACTGCCTGAACAATCCCCAATTTTTAAATATAGGATCAAGATTACCAGTTTTATCCCATCCTGCACTGTATTGACTTACTAAAGGTCTAGCTCGGATACCATGATGTTGTGGGTCAATTTCCACGGCCATGACTCTAGGATCAAGTTCAAGACCCGCGGCTTCTTCTGGGGTTAAAAGGTACTCGGTACTGCGACACAAAGGCATGCGTTGAGAACACTCAACCACTCGTTCAGGTACATAGCCACGACTGCCTGCGCTTTCCATTTCGTCGTAAAAATTTTCCTGATTAATGTCGCGATGTAAGGTTACTGTATAAGGATACTCTTGTCCTAGTTCAATAACCAAAGGCTGATTCATGCCAATATACTGTTGAGTAAATTCTTGCAATGCCTGTGGATGAGGATCGTCGCCTAGAATTCGTTTGATTTCTTCAGGATCGTTGATACCGTCAATGATCATTATGTTTCCAATTGTAACATAGTTAACGTGACTGTGATAGTTGCTGGTGCACCGCTGAGATTGGTAATTGCAATTGGCACAGTATTGGACACTGGAGTATCATCGTTGAACCCAACAGCAGCCGGACTGACAATAACTGTGTTAGCACCAGTTGAGATAATTTCAGCAATTACTCCCGCACCTGGTTGTGGGTCAACATCTTGTGTTCTAGTAGCATCAGCAGTACGAGCTGAACTACTGGTGTACACTCTAATCCAACTTGCTGCAGAAGTAGCAATTTTATAAAGAGCATATCCTTTATACCCAGTGAGATCTGAGTTGATACTAACAGCGTTTGACAGTGGTCCAACTGTAGCAGAAATATTTGCACGATTGCCAGCTCCGCCACCACCACCACCAGTGACTACACCTGTTAAAAATGCTCCATTGCCTAGAATAAAAGTACCACTTACGTTGCCAGTGGCTATAACGTTGCCTACTGTGATATTGCCGCTGTGACTGGCACTGCCTGTTGTTGATATATTACCAGCAGTAATGTTTCCAGTTACTGTGGCGCTGGTCAAAGCAGCATTGGATGCCAATAAAGTTGTAGTTGAAATATAAGGCGAAGTAACTGCATTGCCAGCATTGACATTGTTGACTACCAACTGAGAGCCATCAAGATAGGCACTGCCAACCGCTACTTGTGTGGTGGCATTAACCAGGCTAGCATTTAGTGTACTGACATTAGCAGCGCCGGACGCTATAATGTTGCCACCTGAAGTGATATTGCCACCTGCTGCCATGGTCTGACTAGCAATTATGTGTGCACCTTGAATATTGCCGCTGGCAGAAATATTACCACCAGAACTTATTCTTCCAGCAAACGTTTGTTGGCCTGTGCCAGTGGCATTAAGATTACCAGTGATGTTAACTGTGATGCCATCAATGATATTAGTAACAGTGGTGCCAACACGATTCCAAGCAGCAGTGGTACTGTTCCATTGATAGGTTATATTTCCTACATTGGCTTGTTGGCCGTTTACCGGACTAGTTGGAAAGAATGACATTAGAATCTCCCCACTGCAATGGTAATGTTTTGTATTGAATTGTCATGAATTGTCATCATACTTTTGCCCAGCACACAGCCAGGTCTATATAAACTGTCATTTACTCTCTCTGCCACGCCTGGTATGTCACTGGTAGTTAACAGTGTGCCTTTGTCAACTGGCCCTTGTACTTGACACCATACCTTGCCTGTCAATGCCACTGCTACACCATCAACTCCTGAGTTCATAAGATAACTTGGTTTGTCACTTACCACGCCTGCTACAGCAGTGTCGTGTGTACGAGAACTCTTGGTAATTTCTTGTTCGCCACCAAATATTACCACAGTGCCTGGTTGATATTTGTAGTCTGAAGTATAATTTTCTGCCAAGTCAGCATACAAAGCAGATGTTGAAGTAGCAAAAACACGATTAAAATAAAGAGAACTTGATCCAATGTTGCCTGTGGCGTTTGCGCCAAGATTAACAATGTTGTTGACTGCCAAGCCTTGACTAGTTACCTGTGCAATGTTTACATTGTTAACATTGGCTATGATATTTCCACTGGCTGATGGAATGGTTACTGTTGACAATCCATTGATGATAGTGGTAGGGTTGGTACTGATACCAGTTAACAAACTACCGTTGCCAATAAAATAACTGCTGCTGACATTGGCAGCGGCTGCTAGATTAGTTACTGTGATTGTGTTTGCAGTGAAAGATCCATTGACGTCACGTTGTACCACTGTATTGGCCAAGGTGCTAGCCGAAGCAGGAGGTGTAGCTACACCACTGATATCAACCCATTGATCGCTGTCACCGTCATCTACATACTGGTACACAATACCATTTACAGTATTGAACCAAAAGTCACCTGCGGTAGGCGAACTTGGAGCAGTGCTCTGAGCGTCCCATTTTACTGTGCCGCCACTGACAAATGGTACACCATTAGCAAAATAATAGTTGTCAGTTAAAATATTTCCGGTAACCACATTGCCGGGCAACACAGCTCCAGTTGTAGTTAACAACATCACATTAGCAACACCGCCAACATAGATTTCTATGTTACCTGACAAGTTGGGAATATCAACTCTAGATGTACCATTTTGAATACGGTTAGCGGCTGCGTTGCCTGCTGGAATGTTGGTTAAGCCTGATCCATCACCAATAAACACACCAGTGGTAATAAAGTTACCAACTGAAGTAATAGTGTTACTGGTGATATTATTGGCACTGATATTAGCTGTGGGAAACGCTACTGTGCCTGTAGCAGTCAACCCTGATGTGCGTATATTCCCTGTGACATTAACTGTGTTGGTTGTGAAATTGACGTTGTCCGTCGCCTGTACAGAGACAATATTGTAGTCACCGTTGACACGTTTGTAAGTTGACATCTACGAATCCTTTTGCTTATTTATACGAGCCAGAAACAGTGACATTTCAAGGTGTTCTAGATTACTCAAACGGTCCAATTCTGCGTGTTTCATAGTGGTTTCCCCGTATACTCGAGTCCAGCGTACCCCTGGAAAATCTTGTATTACAGTAGAAATCTGCCTAATCCAGTTGCCTGTAAATGTAGGCGGTGTGCCCCGGGCTTTATAGAATTCTGTGCCAGCATACACATTGTTGAATTTACCGTCTCCAGTGGGTCCAAGATCATATCCAATCAAATACACATGATGATGCCCATCTATAGCAGCTAGAGCAGCAGCCACAGGCCCTGAGCTGTTACCATAGTATTTTTTTGGTATTTGCCGTGCACCAGAGTTGGGATGACAACGACGTGTGTAAAAAGCCCTTCGTTGGCTGTAACCAGAATCCTGGATGCGTCCGCTGATTGGTGCGTCAGTGGCCACTAGTACGTCTGGCTCAAAATCTTTGTAAAGGGCATTGCATCCGTAGATAGGCCCGTAGTGATGCAACCAGGGCAAATCCAATCCCTGTCTGCTGGTTCCATTGGCCAAGGCAAAAGCTGTAGTCATAAAAAAATCCTCCCAGTATGTAGTTCTGGGAGGATGTGAGCTATACCAAAATTATCAGCTAGTCCATTTTTCAAGTTGACCTGGGATAACTGTAGTATTGGCAGTACCAGACTTGATAACAGTTCCTTCATCAGTGAAGAAGTTGGACACGTAACGAACATCACCGGTAATGTCAGATTGTGTGTATCCGTTGCCACCAGTCCAGTCAAGTAACCACTTGTTAGTTAATTTGCTGATGTAAGTGATAGTTGAATCGCCCACTGAGAATCCAATGGCCATAAGACCAGCGGCTGGGGTTGCATCATTGTCTAACACACATACACCTACTTCTTGACATGTACCTGTAGTACCAGCACCTGCTGCTGCTGTGACTAGAAAGATAGTGCCAACTGCGGCGCCTACTGGAGCACCCATGGCCAACCAGTTGGTATCGCCTAGAGTAGCAATGCGAACGCTGACTCCAACCACTGCATTGGCAGGATCAATTGCTGTGTTAGTAGCAACTAAAAACTTGTGTGATCCTTTTTGGCGCAAAATAACACCATCATCTACCCCTGTGTAACTATTGGTAATGTTCACAATACATTTAACCACTGGGTTAGTAGCTGAAGTGGCTGTGGTACGCAAACCACCAACTACACCAAGATAGTCAGCATTGCTGAGTGTGGTAGGATTGACGTTGAATTCAGGATCAGTTAGTGAACCAAAATTTGGAAAACCAACATCAATGCCAACAGCAGCACCGGGTGAGCCAATACCAGAATTAGTAGAATATTTTTGAATTTTGAGAGGACGTCCCATTTGTTTTCTCCTTAAAGAAGTCCGATGTGGGTTTTAACCACTACGCGGTGGTATCCGCATAAAACGCAGAATGCGTTAATAGTATTTAGTGGTTTTCCAAATTATTTGAACTGTGTTTAGATTTCTGGCATAATTACGTATGCGTCTGTAGCTAAGTGGAACAGCAGGAGCCTCTAAAACTCCGGATGCGTGGGTTCGATCCCCACCAGACGCACCAGTTTTAAGGCAGACCTGTAACCATATTCTGCCTCCGCTGACGCGAAAACAGGATGGGCTGCGCTCACGGGGTTTGATAGTTTCCTGACACAAAAATAACTATCCACCGGAAACTGTTATGAGATACGCAATATTCATTTTGGTATTGCTCAATGTAGCATGTTCTAACAAGTATGATGAGTGCTTGGAAGAACAAAAGGTCGAGTATAGACAACGTAACCCTGGTGCAAGTTACGGACAAGTTCAAGGTCGTCAAAGAGATTTTGAACTAATGTGTAGTAAATTTAAAGGAAAATAAAATGTCATAGATTGAATATTCATGTAAGGATCTAGTGTTTCATTTCAACAAGAAACACCTAGAAGATTCAACCATTCCAATGTGGGTCGTAAAAACACACGGTGAAACTTTTTACGTAAACCACGTCACTGCATCTCTTCCTTGGAGTACTAAAGAGACTCCAGACAACTACCATACCAAAGGCAGTATCAAGTTTAAAGAATGCTTGTTAACCATCAACGCGGACAATGAAGCTGAAATCTCAGTCTTGACCTTGATTGACAAAATTAGATTGCGAAATCAAAAGCTTGGTATCACAA